TACTCCAAAGAAATGAGATGGTTAAATCCCGTTCCTTCGGGCGGCGTTTGCGTTCGCTATTTGCGAATAGCGAATGAACGATCCGTTCCGCGTCGTCCTACTTGCGTCCTATTCTTCTACCTCAAAACATGAGGGATCTGTCCATTTAGAATAACTCTGAATAAAGTCTACTTTCTGTGGAAGAGAAAGCGACTTAGTATCCAATGTTCTTTCTACCAACCAATCAAACTGCTCACAAGTAAGAAGTAATGATGGTTTTGGAGAGGACAGTGCCAGCAGTAGAGGTAAAATCATAGGATGAACGTAAGGGTATTATACCCTTGATACTGTATATAGTCAAGAAGTTTTGTAACTTATGATACAAAACCCTACAGACCCAAAATTTTGCCGGAGTTTTTTCCGACGATTCCGGGAAACAAAAGTCAATTTTGGTTTAGCTTCTTGATTTCAAACAAAGATGACTTCTGATATTTTTTTATCTTCTTATACTCTTTGATGATTTTATTAATCTCACTGTTGGGAATTTTTACAGTGAGATCATTGTTATCATCTGCAGAAACAAATCCAAGTCCAGATCTCCTCTCTTCGTCTTTCATGTCGATGAAGTCGTTGATGTTCTCTTGGATCTCATTACGAATCAATTGATTTATTTGTTCTTTAAGATTTTCATCTTTCATTTCTTTTTCTTCTTTTCGTTTGGTACATATCCCCACATCTTGGGACTAACTGTTCCTTCCGTCCACTTCATTCCCCTAAAATCACGATACTTGTCCCAATATTGGTCAAAGATATCTGACTGAAGACCCTGAACAATATCATACTTCTGTTCTCCATTATCACCATAGGTAACTAGATAAGAATCTCGTGGAAGACTTCTATCATTGGCAGCAGAAGGGTCACAGTCTGGACTTATGATATTAATACCCTTACCCATATCAAGAACGATTCCCCCAAACAATTTGCGGAAATGCTTCTGAGACAATTTCTTTAGTAATATTATACTTATCAGACAGTTTTTTATCTTTTACAAGACAAAGAATCTCTGCCTCAAGGGGATGAAGTCCTTCCAAAAGATTAATGAACATCGTTTCTCTACGAATAGAAGACAGTCCATTATTACCACCTCTGATAAAGTGATAAAAATGCTTGTATTCTTTACGAAGAGTTGTTTTGGCAGATTTGTCCGAAGTACCAATGGAGAAAGACCCAGTTTCATACATTCTACGTGCCTCTTCCGTAATCTTTGTAGAAAGAGTTCCACTAGAAGTTGTTTGTTCTGCATATCCAGAATAAGGAACTACTCCCTCTGGAAGTGCTGAAATAATTGACTCATCAAAATTCCAAATCAAAAGCATACGAAGTGCATCATGATTGTACTTTTGAAGTACTTCTACTTTCTTTGCTTTTGATCTCTGTTTTGATGCGAGATTAAAAATCTCAAAGATTAATGGATTATTTGGAAGATTAAGAGAAGCAGTTTCTTTTGTCTTACTCGTCGTCTTCGTCGTCGTTGATTTCGTAGTCATGATAGTTCTCAAAGTTAAATGCAATCACCTCATCTGGTATCAAGTTTCCTTGATTGTCAAACATTTCGGGGTGAGGTCTTGGTACTTCCCGATAGTTCATCATGTATTCTCTAGCAGTCCATCCAATCACAAGTCCCACTACAAGAAATAAAACGGTCAAGAATGAACCAAAAACTAGACTAACTGCTAACATTTTTCTTTCTCCGGGAAATTGTCTTTCTTTTCCTTGACTTGAAGGAAAACTCGAAATAGATGGTAACTTCCCTATTCAGAAAGCAAACCATCTTTTCGAAGATGATATGAAATGGATAAGTCTGCTCTCTTTTACCTCCATTAAGTAGAAACTCAATACCACGATTTCTGTGGTTATCTGGTTTATTTATGTTAGGACTTGATGACTTGTTGTTCTTTGAGGAATTTGATTGTGTCAACAGAACCTCCCAATTTTTTACTGTCACATACTACCTGTGGGAACGTAGATCCCTTCCCAAACTCAGCATAAAACTCTTCTTTGGTAAAATGCTCACCAAGATTATAGACCACATAGTTGCTGTTTGTCAACTCTAATACCTGCTTGACCTTATAGCAATATGGACAGTCGTCTTTTGAATATACAGCAAAATTCATATTAGTAATTTGTTTTTAATTAGTGCTTTTTGGTCGTTTATAATATATATTTTATGAATAAGAAATGATTTTACTATTTTTTGAATCTTTCCATCCAACTTCTCTGACCATTAGAAAATCACTTGATTTTCCAAAAGTAAAAAATTCATCTAAAGTAAATTTATGGTGCTCTTCCTGCCACCATTTATAGTATAAGTCTCTACATTCTTTAAACCATGCTCTTGGAGCTCCAGATAAATCATAATCACTACCTAAGTCTGGATTATTAGTAATTAATGGTATTGCATAAGATTTTCCTCCTCCGGATATAAATGAATCTACCGATCCATATATTTTTTTATATCTAACATCATTAGATTTAATATTTAGTTTAAACTTGCCATCAATATAGTGTAATTTTATAAGTTTTTTAGCATAATCACGATTTATTAGGCAAGGTCCAAATCCTACATTATCATGAGGTGGATGAAGAAAGAAGGGTATAAATTCAATATGCTCAAACCCCAATAGAATACAATCCCAATTCGCAGGAATATGATTCATAAAATATTCCCAATCAAAATTCCAATAATTAATTAAAGATAAATCATAATCATCCTCCATCATAATCATATACTCATCATTAGTTGTCTCCAACCAATTTTTAATCATTTCTATATGAGTTATTGAATTTGCGACTGCAGCAGAACCAATCGCAACAGACTGATCTAAGACCAAATGTTCCCATTTTTCTTCTTCCGTAGAAAGATACTTTGATGAAGAAACCCTGTGGTAATCTTTAATTCCCCAATAATCAAATTGAGTTTCCATATATTCTCTGCGATCATTTCTATGATCAAGATTTACATAGTAGATTGTTGGTAAACCCTTAAGTTTGTTTTTTAAGTCCATCATTTTCTCTCCAAATCCAATGTCACACAATGAAAAATTCCACTCAAAGTTCTTCCATGCCTCATTGGAAGCATGGCACACTCAATTCCATGCTTTTCCAATTCTTTTCGTGTTGATTCTTGATTTTTTTCAAGAGCAACTAAATTTGGATTAACACTAAAAAGATTCATATTGACCCACTCCGAAGCATGATTATATCTCGGATAATATCCAATGTCAACTGGTTCTGGACACCAAATTACATCCCAATTTCTAAATGGTTTTGGTAGCATACTGACATCTTTTATGCGTTCAGGATTTAACAACATCAAACCCTCACGAAGAAATGCAATTGTTGTATCAATATGCATATAACTATACACACCTTCTAAAAGATGAACTTTTGCACGAGTTCCTAAAATTTCTTGAAGTAAATGTGCTCCCGCAATATTTCCACTATTAGAAACTAGATAAAGAATATCATCATTTGCACGAATAATATTTGCAGCATCAAATGCAGGAGAAACTTCGGTAAGTGCAAGAGTATTTTTATCTCCAACACAATTTTTATTGTATAATTCTTCTTGATACTCGCAAGGAATGATCAAAGGATTATCTAAAAAATCTATTAAAGGTTTCCATGCATCCTTCCTACATTTAAGGGGCATTGGAGATGCTATTGTAATATCTTTGTGAGTGAATATTACGTCTCTTGGACAAAAATTATAATATCTAGTAGGACTTTTTTGCGGTCTTAAAACTTCAACATTTTCTCCCTCTAAGAATTTTACAAATACCTCTAAGTCTTCATTTGCTTCATCAATTACTTGCTGAGGATACTGACCAACGGGAATGTCCGATAGATCCTCTCTATCTGCATAATTGATTGTCCTAACACTCAAATCTACTTCAGGAACTGTTGCGTGGTCCGCAACTCCAACGATCACCTTTTTTAGTTTACTCCACTCATTTTGACTTTTCATTTTTAATCAAGAACTCCTGTAATTTGGATTGCATATCTATCTTTCATGCTAAGGTTATAAAATGCATGTATTTCGTCATAATTCCAGTAGAAACAATCTCCAGCTTTCCACTTACAATGTGCAATGTCTTTAATTTGTAAGATTTGTCCTGGAGAACTATCCTCCAACATTACCATGCATCGGATTACATTTTCAGAATCAACATTATTTAATTCTACATACTTTCCATAAAGATCCGTATGCAAAGGTAAATATTGTCCTGGTTTAAAATAGTTAACTGCAGGGACCACTTTACCCAAAAAACTAAACTGAGGAATAATATAATCATTCACGCACTTGGGCATGGGATTGGGCAAGTGATACTTGTACATAGACAGTTTTTCTTTACTATGACCAGAATACAAGTATTGTCTTACCAACTCCTCGTCTTTATGTGTACATAAAGTATAATCAAGGTTATAGAAGTCTTTAATATCCCAATTAGGCGTTATATGATTAATCATGCAAATACTGACATTCTCGTTAAATCGGGGTAATCCCTGTGGCTCCATTTTTTACCGGGAATTTTTTTCCGCTCATTTAGTAATTTAATTCCAATTTTGGCCACCTCGGGGGTCATGTAGTAATGATACCCCACTGTATCTATGTCTTGTTCAGCCCATGGACGACTGAGATCACGACCATCATAAGACATTTTCTTAAGTGTATCATGATCTTCTTTGTTTTGCAATAAGATTGCACCACCTCTTCCAAGACTTAGATGTTTTCTATATTGAAAACTTAAGCACATATAAGTATTTTCAATATATCCATTTCTTTCCCAATAAACAGCGGCATCTATAATATTAGTATTACCAAGATAATAAAAATTTTCCCATTCTTGATACTCAAAATTCCACTTTAGATTTAATTTCTCTAAGGTGAATGGAATAGAAATATATGTATGCGTGGGAATAGTTATGTTATTATAACCTTTATACCTTAGACAAAGTTCTATTGCATGAGTGCAGCAATCTGTTGCCACTGCATATGGAGCATTATAAAACTTTGCTATTTCTTCTTCAAATTTTTCAACATATTCAAACATAGCATTTCACTTCTTGATAATGTGAGTTTGTTTTTTCATTAATTTGTCTTTTAATGAGTGCTCTTTGGTCGTTTGTAATATATACCTGTCTTGCGAGTTCTATAAATGTTGATGAAAAGTCTTGTTGCTTTTCTAGTTCACGAAGTTGATCTTCTATGTTCCAAAGTTTTGAATTAACTTCTTTGAGTGATTGAATATCTTGTTCATTATAAACTTGATGTGTCTTCGCAATTTCTGTTAGGTCTTGTAGTTCTTTGAGAACATATGGATTATTAGAATATTGTGACTTTATTTGAAGAATAGTGATTTTATCAAGCAATTCACCGACTGATATTGGAGTTTTAATTATCATAAAAAAATAAGGTCTAGTAGGTAACACACCTAAAAGCACGGACACAGGCCAAAGAGGTTGATGGCCGAAACTGAAGGCTGCCGGTCGGGGGATGGAAGGTGAGATTGAAGGGAGAGGTGCCAGAACTGGTCCAGTATCTGTCGTTCGAGTACTCATCCCAATAAGTTAAGCAAGTAGATCCTGGATTTTGCCCTTGGTCACAAGTTGGTATAAACCAGTCTCCACAAGCAGCCTGTGCTTCAGCAGTCGTAATGGCATCCTCACGAGCAAACCAATTTCTTGAGACTTCTGTTGATCCTGGTGCTATAACCCATGCAGTACCACCATTACAACAGATTATATATCCTCCAGCTGCAGCACCCCCCAATTCCGCAAAAGCGAGTGGATTACACAATAATCGTTGCCAACGTGTTGGTCCAAATACAACTGCCATGCTTTTTTTCTAATTATTTATGAGTAATTGGTGTTGACAACGCATCGAGGGAAATCCGTAGAAGTTACTGAATGGTGTTCAATATCTCCATCAAATAATAACATTCTATTTTTTACACATTCTACTTTAGCAATATCTTTCAAAATTGTAAATCCATTACAAGTTGTCACATAAAATAATGCAACTTTATGAGGAACTTTTCGGTCTGTATGAAATTCATGATGGATATGAGTTTTTGTGGGGACTAAAAGATTTGCACGAATATCAAAAAGTTTTTTATGATTTAATTTATTGAGTATTGGTTTGATGATTGGATAAAATCTATCAAATTTGAGTCCATTATCTGTAGAGTATAGTGAACGTACATAAATCCAATCATGTTCTTCATAACCAGTTGGACCCAAATCTGGGTCTCTTACAATACCTTTTTGATAATTCCAAGTAAAGTTATTTGGATTACTTAAGTCTTGTGGAAAGAATGTAGATTGAATTGATACAAAGTCTTCTTCCGAAAGAAAGTTATCTATAATTTTATAAGTCATTCTAAGTATAATTTAAACCTGATAATATTTTAATTGGTTTAGGTTTTGTGGTGAATTTATATTCAATATTAAAAGTTTGTCGTGTCCCTTTTGTTTGTGGATAAGTACCATGAAGAATATGATTTGGAAAAATGAGGAGAGTACCAACTTCTACTTCACAATGATAAACATTACTTATTGGTTCTCTCGTATAAGGATTTGGAAGATCTGTATGTAAAACTAAGTATATATCATTATCATATCCTTCCACTTTTTTTGGAACACTTAAGTATAAAACAACTGATATACCACTTAAAAAAATACCGTCATCGGAAATGTGATTGTGAATTGTATGATAAGATCCTTCTTCCCCAACCACTGTCCATGTTGAACCAGACTCAATTTCAATTGCTACACTTCTAGTTTCATCTCTTAAAAGTGTTGTTGATTTCAATCTTTCATATATTTCTTTTGTAAGTTTTTTTTCTATTACATCATATTGTGAATTTTTGTAGGAAAATTTATCACCATCTCTCCCAAATTTAATCCAATATTGTTCTGCATTTTTTCCGGTAGTACTATATCCTTTTTTATCTTTATACAAAAAATCTAGATTATTATTAAGAAACTCTTTAAATTCATTGACCAAATCTGAATTTAATTTATCTTTTATGACCCAACTTGTTCCAGTTTCAATGATATTCATAATATTAATTATTTGTATTGAATACTAAATTTGTGATTGTTAATTTTTTCATAATGACTAACTGGAATAAGAGGATTGTTTTTTTTAGTTACAGGTGGAATAGTCTGGGGATAGGCAGGACACATCCCACACACAGGTTCTTCTTTTCTATTAAAAAATTGAACAATTTCATCATCACTACAAGTTGATTCCAGTGGTTTATATTTTAGATAAGGATCCCATTTTTTAGATAACAGATGTCCATATTTTTGTTTTTGCAATCCTAGATAGGCAGTCATACAACATTTATATATTTCCCCATTATACAATTGAAAACATTGCTGTCCCGATCTACAATATTTCCAACTTTCCTCAAAGTTTTTATTATCAAAAGGTTCTGAATTTATACCATATCCGTTATATGATGTATACCATTCATTATACATATCATTTACACATACTCTTATATCATACAAGTTTTTCCATTTATGTATAATTTCTAAAGATTTTTCTATTTTTTCACGATACATCTCATTATCAAGAGTATAGTGTATAGAAACCGATAAAACACAATTTGTATCTTTTAATGCTCTTGGTAAATAATCATGTTTTTCTTCATCCAACAGTAATCCATTTGTTACTAATTCAAAATAAGAATTATCTGGTTGTTTCCACATATCTCTTGTCACATAAATAATATCCATCAAATTTTTATGTAAAAGAGGTTCTCCACCCAAGATTGCCATTTTTTTTGGTGACAATCTTTTATTCCAATTAGAGTACCATTTTACCAATGTATCAATATCAATAAACCAATTATGCCCATGATTTGTAAAATGCATACATCCCTCACAACTCAAGTTACAATTGTGTGTTATATGCCATTCTAAATGAGGTATTTCTATCATGTTTTTTTTCAAATTACAAAGTATATGAAATTAAGTTTTAGTAGGTTACACACCTAAAAGCACGGGCACAAGATATTAAACTTTTGTGACAAGCACCTGTACCACCAGTGTCAAACCGTATTGTTGATGCTTTATTCGTATCATAGGGAGCGACGCTATCATTTTCACTTCCCCAATATCCAGTTAAACCATACTGATCCCATCTATTTCTACAAGCATATCCTGGATTCAGTAACTGTGGTCTTGTTGGTACAAACCAATCACCACAAGCAGCATTTGCTTCAGCAGTCGTAGCGGCATCAAGACGAGAATACCAATTTCTTGAGACTTCTGTTGATGCTGGTGCTACAACCCACGCAACACCAGAAATCTCACATATCACGGATCCTGAGGTAAAATAAGTAAATTGCCAACCAGTTTGTCCTACTCTAATTGCCATTTTGTGTAAATTTTATAGTTATTTATAAATCATACCTTTGATTTGATTTGATTCCATAGAAACCTTAGTTTCTTTTTTAACATGTTCTCCTGTGTTTTTAATAATTTCTCCATAGGCATTCTCAATTTCTTCTTGTGTAAATTCAATCCTTGGTTCATTTAACCTAGAGGATAAATGAGACTGAAGACCAGAAATTCTCATACTATCTGGATAGAATTTTTCATCCCTCTCAATAATATGAAAATTATCATATGTGATATTGATAGGATGAGTTCCAGCAACAACAACTGATGCCTTTTTATCAAAACATTTTCTGATGTGTTGTCCACAACTATCACATCCAATAAAATAATCAACGGCATCTATTATCGCACACCATTCTCTCAAATTTGGATCAGGATCTGGTTTGTATGTTTTTTTATTATGAAACTCTTTTGCTCCCATAAAAATTACATTATAATCTTTTGTTAGATTATCAATAAAATAATCTAACATATTATCGGGGATAGATCTAAGACTATCATCAAATACTCCAGAGTCATGTGGTGTCGCAGTGGATCCATATGGTTGAATTAAAATAGTTTTCTCCTTTTTGTGTTGGTCCTTTGCCTCTTGGATGATTTCAAACGCCTTTCTTTTTTCTGCCAAAGAAAGGCGAAGTTGCATTGGTGGTAGATCATCATGTTCTGATGATCCATTGATACAAATATCAAATGCTTCTCTCAAAGAGATTTCATTTCTGTAGTATGCAGGAATTCGATAAGGTTCTGGAGAGATTACCTTATCTGCTTTCCAGAACAGATCAAAAGATCCTTTTGAGTCTGGATTAAAAGTTCTCTCTTGAAGTTCAGGAAATCCCCAAGTGATAAAGTCCCATCCATAGATCATAATATACCACTCTTCATTTGGATGGTTCTTATGGTATTTGAGTAGTGCTGGAAGAGCAGTAATAATTCTACCAAATCCACCATCAAGAGTTATAATTGTAGTCATTATGAATAAGAAATACTATTGATTGATTTAATTTGTTTGATTGAGTTTTTGACATAAGTCTCATCCACAACTTTTTTCCAGTCTATCACAGGACTAATATGATTCGCATCGCAATGAGTAGACCAACCAGGCATTGGAGAAATTAAATATTTTTTTTTCTCTTGAAGTTCCCAGAACTTATCATAATCTTTTGAGAAATGAAATCCATCTTCCTCTTTAATTGCATTAGAGGAAGAATACTTTTGATGTATCTCTAAATCTTCAAGAAGAGTTTTATACCTACAAGCAAAAGTATTTGTCGTTGCTGGCACTGCCCTCCAATGAGAACTTGGAGTGGTAAAGATTTCACATAAGTATCCTGATGCAATAAAGAAATCAAAGTCATAAAGAGTTACATAATGAGACCCTATATTAAATCCTTCAAGCATTATATCACACCATCCAGGACGATGTAAATAATCATCTTCTAAAAAATATATGATTTGATCTTCATCAAAATTTTTGGATTGAATGATATCAAGAGTCTGAAGAAAACTATCAGATTCACCTCCACACTTAATGACTTCTATATTTTTTTCTTGTGCTAAAAATGTTTTATCAATACTACCGTAAAACTCATCATAGACAATGGTATAATTAACCAAATTTGAATTCAAGGTATTCTTAAAGTTTTCAAACACTTTAATCTTGTTAAACCATTGTGGTCTTGTGCGATCAGGAAGCTCTTGTAGTTTTGAATAGTAGCAATGTCTTAAAAAGACTTCAATTGGTTTTTTCATTGATATGATAATGTTTTTTTCTTTTTTGGAGAGGTTCTCCATTGCAGAGTAACTCTTTTTTTAATTACACCAGGAACAATACAGGTTACACAATGAAAATTATGTGGGTCATTTTCTGTGCCCGAATTTACAACCATAGAATTATATGTTGGCTCAATTCCTTTAATTTCATTTGTATGATTCTCCTTGTATAAAAATATTCCACCATCATTACTATCCCATTCTTCATTCAGATATATTGTTCCATTATAAGGATAACAGTTATCTGGATGCCATGTAATATAAGATCCGCCGCTCCAAACATAAATCGATGGAGAAAAATCTAGATCTTCTTCGTCAAAATCGACTTTTATTGCTTTTTCTATGCTTTTCTTAATTTGTTTTCTTAAAATCTTATTGGATATTTGATGAGTAAGAGTATTAGTAGAAATTAAACTTAAATTCTGATCCCATCCAGAGCTAGAACCCCATACATCTCTGTTCAACATTGATTTAAAATATTCCATAGTATTTTTAATCAACTCCTCATCCAAAACATTGTCATATTGTTTTATCATATCAACACCCCCATGCAACACCAGAATATCTTATATTTTTTGTAACTTCTTCAACTCTATGTGGAAATAAAAATAATGATGGAAATACTACTACATCACCTTCTCCCAAATTAACTTTATGATCATCCCAAAATACCAAATCACCACCATCATAATCATCATTGAAATTAATAATGATACTTAAGACTGGAATACCTCTTACATCTCCTTCAAAAAGTGACTTGATATGATCACTATGCTTCCTCATAATTTGATTTTTTTGATATCGATTAAATCTAACTGGAGAAAAGCAAGATACTTGCGATACTTTTTCTTCACCAACATAATCATTATAAGATTTTACTGATTGTGAAACAAAAGGATTTAAAATTTCTTCCAATTCTACACTAATGGGCAAAACATCAAGTTCTTTTATTGGATAACTATAAATGGTCTTTCCACTTCCCCAATAGTGCTTTTCCCATTTTTGATCTTTGATAGAGTCAATCACAAATCTACATATATCTTTCGGAATTAATTCTTTTGCTACATGAATTAATTCTTTGAGTTGCAAATTTTCAAGATTCTTTTTCATCTTCATTCAAAAATTCAAGATCTTGCTGTTCAATTT